CATACCACCTATTCTTTGCTCTCCTGTTGCAAAGCTGTTACTGTTTTCCTGTATCCACCTTCCTTTTACAAAATTATAATGCTGTTGCCACCAATCGTTTCTCCAGTCTTTACCCTCCCCATCTTCAAACCTAACTATCTTTTTTTGATACTTTAAAGTTGATTCAATCTCTATAGAGTCTATATCTACTTTATCTGACCAATCTTTTTGCTCTGAAGATGAGTCTAAAACATTGTTGTAGGTGTCTATATAAAGAATAGTAGGGTTATCAATTTTAGAATAAACAACTAAATTAAAACGGTTAAAAATCTCACCTAACCATTCACCTACCTTTACGTCTGGAAAGTTAGCAGAGACATCTACAAAAGTTCCAGTAGAAGTATATTGCTGTAGCTCTACATAGCTAGTATATACACCAGAGACAGATTTAACTATAACTGAGTTGTTTGGGTTTGTAGCTCCAATATACCATTTGATAGTATCATTTATAGAACACGGAATTGTAATATTTTCTCCTATAAAATTGTATGCTACTCCATAAGTTAATGTCTGTGATTCAGTAGCAATAAAAGTCTCTACCCCTCCAGAAGTTTTGTACGCCCAAACAGTAACATCATATTCTCCTGTGTCTGGTGTAGCTACAGAAGAAATATAAAAGTTAAAATTAAATGTAAAAGAACCGTCAAATGGAGCTGTAAAAATACCTCCAGTAAATAACCCATCAACATCGTTAAATGGTGTGGATTCGTTTAATAGTGGTAACTGGTTTTGTTGTACTGTAGGAGAGGTAGGTATAGTAAAGTCTGAATTTAATCCTACTTTAGAACCGTATACTGGTCTTCCTGCTGTCCTTTCTAACTCAGTAGCTAAAAACATATATAGGTGTCTAAATTCAGCAGCGTCTATAAAGGTAGATGAAATAGTAAATCCTGCTTTCTGAGCTATCCTTCTTAATAAATATGGAACACTTATAGATGGTTTAAAATTGTAAGGTGCTAGAATGTTGTTTATCTCTGCTGAACCACCCAGCCCCATACCTTCTGCTTCTCCCATATACATAAAGCCATAACCCTGTACATCGTTACCACCTAAACCCCAATCGGATAAAGGATATACTATTACTCCGTCTCCTACGTTTCCTGAAGTAATATCGTTAGCTAAATTCCAACTACTTACAATATTAGAAGCTGTTAAAGCGTGGTCTAAATCTGTGTCTACGTCTCCATTTTCATCTATAAAAACCTCGTTAAAAGTTATGTCTTTAACTGTATCGAAAAAAGAAGCTACTTCAGAAAGTATACTTACACTATATTTTTTTAAAGGTAAGTTTACAGAGTGTAATTGTAATACACCTACCATTACCACAACCCCAGAGTCATATACTTCGACTTCAGTTTTTGTACCTACATCAAACTTTGCGCTTACAAAATTCACATTATAGAATTGACCGAAAAACTGATTGTTGTTATCTGTCATAGGCATATCAAACCTAAGAGAATGGGGGGCGCGAATATGAGAAATATCTCTCATCTCCTGAATAGAGAAATTGAACTCTACTGGAGACTCTTGAACGTCTAAACTATATTGCGCTGCTCCTGTTTGAGCTTGTGCTAAAATTTCAATCATTTTACATTAGGCTTTCTTCGACTAATTTCTATGTTGATAGTGTAATTGTCCACTTTATTGTTTAAAGCTGTTTTGTAAGATACAGAAGTGTCGGTAACTACACACCTTAACCAGTTTTTTGTTTTACCTAAAACTGCTGACTGTTGGAACGCTGTGCTGTAAACATAAACTCTAGGACTGTTTACTAAAGACATAATCAAAGAATTAATTACCTCTGGATTTTCTTCTCTGGTATTGAGTTGAACTGTAGTTACTGTTTGGTTTGTTGCTGAAATTAAACCGCCTTCTTGTGCGTCCCTGCTATATTCTAGTAGGCTAGAAGCTGAAAAAGTGTTACCCCCTACTGTTCTATAATTGTTTCTTGTTACTTGCTGAGTAACTAAAGAACCACCATCACATAAAAGGTTGTCTATACCTCCCAACTCATTCCACCAACTTAAAAAATACTCTCCTCTAAAAGTGTCTGTAGATAAACTATTGTTATACCTAGTGTCACACAGTTTTACAAACTTGTATACCGCGCTAGATTCGTTGCCAGATAAAGTAGTGCTTCTTGCAAATTGAACTTCGTAGTAGCTCCAGTTAGTGTTATTTGATGGTCGTAAGTCTGTATCTATATTTTGCTTCTCTAAATTTTCTGGAAAGCAACCTAAGTACAATAAAGATTGTGAGTCTTCTAAACTAGCAGCAGGAGCATATCCTCCGTAGGTGCTGTTATTTGTAAAATACCCTGTGTTTATAGTTGCATCACTAGAGTTCTTAAAAGTTACGTGTACATAGTCTGAGTCATTACTCCCAACATCGTCTCCATTTAAAAATGCTAAAGCTCCATATTGACCTTCAATTACGTTTTGTACTGCTAATGAAGCAGATGGTAGTGGAACGGTTGAAAGGAATAATTTTGTGTCTCCTGTTATAGCAAAAACAGAAGCAGAATTACTGTCGTTTGAATTAACTGTAAATGGTCTAATGCTTCCGTTTATAGCTTTAAAAGTGGTTTGCAACCCTCCGTCAAATGTTTGGGTAGGAGCGTCGTCTGCTGTAGCTGCATATTCATAACCAAAATCTACAGTAACAGTTTGGAGAACATTCTTAACAGGAATAGTAAATTTAACAGTATCTCCTGTCTTATACCCAGTACCACTATTTGCTATAGACCATGTGGCAGTGAAGGGTTCATTATTAAATACTTTTACGTCTAGAGTTAAACCGCTAGGTGATGAATCAGCAGAGGTGTGAACTACTGTTGTACCTACATT